CTTGCTAAATTAGCCGCAAGGCCATTAGCGATAGCATACTCTTGAGGTCTTATAACACCACCAGTTAAATGCCTAATTGGTACGAAACCATTAGGTGCATTAGTGTTTGCCATAATTGACTCCTATTTATTGTTACTCTTTAAAGCCTCCTCTAGTAACTTCAGTCTTAAAGGTCTTAGTAATAGGATTTCCTGGCTGTTCTACCTTGTGAATGTCTGCTTGAACTGATCTCATTAGATTTTCAGTCATTTGTGCGTAATACATATTACGTTCATTTACCATTTCTTCTGGCATTTCACAGAGTACCATTCCTTCTATACCTATATAACCAGCAAACTTACCATGTTCTATCGTTGGAAAATGTTTGATATTAGGGACGGTTTTAATGTCTCTAGGTACCCAACCTTCTCTCAATCGTTTAGCAACGTTTGTTGGCGTTTCTTCACCTAAAACCATAGTAGCAATCCATCTTTGTTTCATGCCAGCTCTTGGTTCAGGTGCCTCTAATAAATTACTAGGGCGCCATTGTGAAACCTTTGCTTCTTCAGCTCTAGTTTCGTGTTTTATTTTATTATCATTCATGTCGTGCTCCTATGTTCACGTATTGGTTGCAAAAGTTTTTACTTCTTTCGCAAACCGTTTTAGTGCCGCTTCATCATTTATATCGATACCAAATTGTCTTGCGGTATCAAGGTCATCAGAAGTGAGCTTTACTCTATTGCTATCTGTAACTTTTTTACGAGATACACCAGCAACTGGAGATTGCACTCTGTTGTTTTTTTGTACTACATTTTTACTTGTTTGAGAAGAACTTTCTTCATCTTTAACAAAAAAAGGTAATTTAGATGCTTTTAATCTTTTATCCATCTCTGAATAATAATCTGGATCATTAACATCCCAGCCTTCTTCTGTTAATTCTGCATCAATACCATATGCCATAGCTGTTTCTTTTCTATAACCAGGTTTATTAAACCATTGGCTATTTTCTTTTACCCAATCTGCAGCTAAAGGTGGTGTTTTTGCAGGTTTTTTAGTTTTTGATGGTTCTTCTATTTTAGTATCATCTATTTTTGTCATTTGAGCACGAATATCTGACATTTGTTCGTACAATTTTACTTGTTCGTCAGTATTTCCTGTTTCAATTGCTTCTTTTAAACGTGATGATACACCTTGATATTGATTTTTTAATGATTTAGAACCAATGTCAAGTGTTCTTTTTTCTAGATTAGCAAGTTTTTCTTCCAAATCTACTACTCTTTGTTCAGCTTCTGCTCTTTTAGCCACTTCTTTTGCTATTCTCTTACGAACTCGCTCAGAATATGGTGCATCTTCTGAATATGGTACAGTTTTTTTTGTTTCTACGTCATTTTTAACTTCGTTTTCAAATGACTTATCTGTACTTTTTTCTTTTTCTTCCTCATCTTCTGCTTTCTCAACAAGATCATCGATAGGATTTTTAGGAACTTCTACTTCCTTTTCATCATTATCTTCTATTTTTACTTCTAATTCTTTCTGATCTTTTTCTTCTTGTATTGTCATAGTAACTCCTATGTTGTCGATAACCTGATTTATCGTATTATATTTGTTGAGATACTATTTCAGGGCTGCTAATTGTTGCAAGTACCTCATCATCATTTATTAACACCATTTTAACTTTTTGTACAGATATTTTTGCACCAGCATATCTACCGTAAATTACCCAATCACCCACTTTACACCAAGGTTCTCTATTTTGATAACACTCTGGACCTAAAGCTATTACTTTTCCTACAGAATTTAACAAGCTTTGCATTTCTTTATTAGAATCAGGTAAATATATTCCACCTTTAGTTTTATCTATACTACCTTTTGGCCTAATTAATATTCTATAACCAGCAGGTTGTGGAACTTCTTTTGGTGTTTCAATTGAATCATCTGTTGCCCATTGTTCATTACTTATCATCTTCTTCTATATCTCCTTCCTGATATTTTTTAATTGTTTCATTAATAATTTCTAGAGCTTTATCTAAACCTTGTGCCATTCCATGTATTTTTTTGTAATCATGTAAAGTTTCTACATCTTTAGTTAACAAATTGTTACCTAATTCTGTTTTATACTTTTTTATTTGATTCTTTATCGTTTGTAGTAGTAGTTCCATCTATGTGATCTGTTAAAAATTCTAATGTTTCATCAAAATTTTTTTGTAAACTATTAGCAGCAATAGCAAACAATCTAGGTTTTACATGTTTTATAGAAATTTTTTTATTTTCTAAATATTTTTTAGCTTGTCTAATTCTATCGTTATTTACTGCCATTACTTTTTTCTTTTCTTTCTAATTGCTTCTTTTCCTTTTTTAAATATAGAAGCAACTTTAGTTTTACCCATAACTTTAGCTCTTTGCTCTCCTACAGTTAAAATTTGTATTTTACGTGCAAAAGGTTTTTTAATTCTTTTAACTTTAGCAACAGTTCTACGTGCATCAGCTGGTGTAGCAAATTTTATGCCAACAGTATCTTTAGGATTTTCGTCTGTGTATAATCTTCTACCAGAACCTTTTGGTTTTTTTCCTGTTCCTTTTTTAGGGTCAGCCATTATTTATCACGTTTTGCAACTCTTGAAGCTGTTTCAACAATTTTAGCTTTTACTTCTGCATCCTTTCTAGCTTGAGTTCTTTCTTTGTCTTTTACACCTTCAGCAAATCTCGCTTTTCTAATATTTAATTCTTCTGCTTTCAATTGTAACTGTGCAGCATCTTTTTGCATTTGCATTTGTTCTTTTTGTTGCTCTGGACTTGGTGGCATAGATCCCATTAAACCTTGTGCTGCTTGTGCTGCTGCAGCAGCAATTCTATTTTCTTGTTCAATATTTATTTCTTGACTAGGTTCATCATTCATTTCTTTATTAAATTCTCCAGAAGAGGTAGGCATACCCTCTGGTACTTGAGCTTGCATTTGTTGTTGATATAAATATGCCATATGCTGTCCAATATGAGCCATCATTGATGGATATAAAACTTCTTTAGCTTGTGGATTACCACCAAATCTAGGATCATTTATAAATTGTTGATGTACTATAATATGAGCTTGATGATCTTGATCTTCAAAAACTTTAATTGGTTTACCATTTAACAATGCCATATTTTCTGATACAGGATCTCGTCTTGGTGTTTCTTCATCTTCTATCATTAGCTCGTTATATTCTGGAACATTTAAAGCTTGTAAAAATCTTCTTGTTGCTTCTTTTACATTAATTATGTTTGGTGAAGATTGAGCTAATTGTAAACCTGTTTGTGCCAAAGCTATTCTTTGAGCTTGTGAAAAAATATTTGGATCGCTTACTGGTATTACATCAATTGATTCACTAAAATCTTTTCTTCTAATAATTTTCTTTTCTCCTATAACATCATATGGATATTCATCATCTAGATACTCTCCATTTAATTCATAAATTAATTTAAATTCTCTACCTTGAGCTTGATGTAATCTTTTATGTATAGCACTAAATACTTTAGATCCTTGTTCTA